GCTCCTCTTCCATGGCGGCGGTCACCTCTGCCGCCTTGCGCTCCATTTCAAGCTTGTTGTTCGCGTAGTTGCCCTGCTGCGCCTCAAGAGCTTGGCGCGCCGTTTGGGCCTGCTGTTCCAGGGACGCGCCTTGCTTGGCGTACTCCGCTGTTTGCGCCTGGAGTTCAGCGCGCATTTTGGCCGCGTCACTCTGCTGCGCGTTGAGCGCGTTGCGTTGGTATTCCTCTGCTCGTTTGCGACCCTCTTCGCCTTGGTAGGCGTTGTAGAGAGCGGTGGCGGCTAAGACGTAAAGGATTGGCATGTCTATTTCCTTACAAGAATTTCATCAATGTTTTCTGCATCAGTGCCATCACTCGCATGAATGCAGAACCAGACCGACGGTTCCAGCGATTCGATTTGGTGATGCACGCCTGCGCAAATGTTGATGCAGGCTGGAGCGATGTATTCGGTCAGGGTGCCGTCGGTGGTCACCACAACGCGGCCAGTTGCCAGGATGCTGAGATGGTCGTACCGGTGCGAGTGCGTCATAGCCACACTTCCAGCCGGTAGGTTCATGCGCTTGGCATAGAGCCCATCGCTGAAGTGATGTACAACGCCCAGATCAATTTCATCGCTCATACCAATAGTGTCTATTGGCATTGCAACACCGCGCAAGCGATGTATATCAGAGCGATATCACCTAGGCAAAAATGTCAAAGTCGGTGTTCGCGGTGCTTTGCCCCATGGGCCTGCCGCCCAGGTTGTGCGCCTTGGTCATGCGGTTGTACTCACCGCCGCCGAGCATCAGGTATCCGAATGAGTCGCCGATGTGCGAGTGCTCATTCTTGTTGGGCGCGTCCCGAAAGCGCTCCTGGCCCGCGCCGACGGCCACACGCTTGAAGTGATACCCACCGGCAAGCGATTTGCGCAGCAGTTTGCAGGCGCGGTTCACGATCAGCCCAGGCTTGCCGTTGATCAGGCGTCCCATGGGCGCGGCCGCAGACTCCCGGCGCACCTTGAAGTCGTTGCTGGCCGTGGGCTGGGCCTTGAGCCCCAGGGTTCTCAGGTAGTCGAACGCGGTCACCTCATATATAGCGTCCCGCGCCATGCCTGCCGGGTCGCCCCACACCAAAACCTGGTGGTTTGGGTAGCGCTGGTTGAGCTCGGCAAGCAACTGGGTGCCAAAGCGCTCCAGGCCCATGTCGGCGGTCACTATTTCGGAGTGAATCAGCCACCGGCCGTTGGGTAAGCGCTGCCCGATGGTCGCCGCCGGGGTCAATCCAAAGTCCAGCCCGACCTGGATGGGCACATTCATGTCGATTTCGGTGTCGCCAGACATGGTGGAGTCCTCATACTCAGGCCAGACCGGGCGTCCCTCTTGCACATAGGTGTACTCGCCACCCGCGTAGCAGCGAATCCAATCCAAATTCTTGCCAAGCAGCATCTGCTGGTAGTACCCGGCGGGCAAGTTGCCGATGTTCTCCGCTTTTGGGTTGACCTTCCACCACTTGCCGGTGGCAAAGATGTGGTCGTTGGCCTCGGGGTTCTCCGGTAAGTCCTCGGGGTTGACGGCCAACACGCCGCCGGGTTGCTTGAAAAACTTCCAGGCGTACTGGCCGGTCATCTTTTCTTTCTCGGCCATCTTGTGCCACCAGTGATCGTCATCCATAGGGTTGGTGTCCATCCAGATGCCGTGCCAGGTTGCGCCGCCGTCGCGCTGGGTAGGGTAGCGGCCAACCCGGTGGGTCAGACCGTCGATCACCGCCTTGGGCAACTCTCTCGCCTCGTTGACCCAGGCACCCGTCAGCTCCAAAGACAGCAGCTTGCGCACATCCTTGGGCTGGTCAAGCGCCAGGAAGATGACTTCGCAGTCGATCCCGGCCGCATCGCCCCTGGCGGGCAGCCGAATGTGGTGGGTGATCGGCGGCGTCCACAGCATGGGGCCAAAGGTGCTCTCAGGAAACAGGTCGAGCCAGGTCTTGATCGTCGTGGTCTTCAGCATGGGGTAAGAGTTCCTGACAATCGCCCACCGGGTGTACCGGATGCCGTCAATTGGCGAGGGCTTTTGCTGCACCGCCTTGATCATTATTTTTGCCGCGCATGCGTAGGACTTGCCAGAGCCCACCGGCCCCATCACGCCCTGCACAAAATTGCTGCTTTGGATGAAGTTGTAGACCACGGGCGAGGTACTGAAGTCCAAGTTCAGCCCGGCCATTGGCACGGCCTTGCCGCTTTGTTCTTTTGTTTTCATGTCGGTTGTAATGGTGGTGTACAAGTGTGAATGACGGTAAGGTCGCCAGTTCGCTTACCGCAGCGTTCGCAGAAGTTCCATTCCCGTTTGGCGAGTGCTGCTTTCATGCCGTCGTGGTAGCCGCTCTCATATCCAACAGCCCAATCCCACGGCTCCTGCAACTTACCGGCAGCCATGTCTTGCTTGGAGTTAAAGCCGGTCATGCCTGCCCCTTCGCAGCCTGGGCTGTCTTGCGCTTTGCGTAGTACTTGCGTGAGTACTCTTTCTGGCGTGCCTTGCGTTGCGCAAGCACAGCGTCCGATGGCTGGGCGGGTGGCGCTGCGAGTTGTGTGAGCCGGTCTACCGCTATCTCAAGCAGTGCCACGCGGGCGAATACGTTCCAATTTTTCATAGCATGCCGTCCTTTGCTGTGATGCATGTGCCTTCAATCAAGGTGATGGGTGTGCCCGCCTTGGCCGATATCTTTTTGATGTTCTCCTTTTGAACTTCCAATTGCGCCCGGCACTCAGCCTCGCGCACATAGTGCTTTTGCGCCTGCATAAAGTTGCACTCGCCGTTTGCGCAGACAAACAGCACGGGGATAAAAATTACATGAATCACGCGAGTACCTCCAAAACAAAAGCAAACACAAGACTGCCGATTAGGGCAATCAGAAATAGCGCGGCAAAAAAGCCGAGAACTATGGTTAGGTCGTGGAACAAGCTGTCGTCGTCATCACTTCTCATCGATGACCTCCGGTGCTTTGACGTTGATGCCGATGACCGATGGCCGGTCTTCGTTGTCTGGGTTGTCTAGCAGGCCGCTTGCCTTCGCCAGCAGGCGCAGCACAGCCACCTTGTCGTAGAGCTCAATCTCCAGCGTGCTGGCACCGTCCTTGTCAGTCCTGACCTTGACGTTCTTGATTGAGTTCAGCGCGTGCTCTGGGATGTCGCAAGAGCGCTTGACAGTCACGTTGCCGCGCTCATCCCAGGACATGATGTCGGTGATGCGCGTGTTCGCCATCGCCAGCAGCCCGTAAGCAACCGCCTCTTTGTTGGCAGCCAGCGTGGTAGAGCGCTCCAGCCTGCGCTGCACAGTGCGCACGCCGCCCCAGTTGGTCAGAGGCGGGATCACCGTGGGATGTTTGGGCCTAGTCGTCATCACGGGCCTTCATCATTGCGTCTGCCACCGCATAAGCTCTTTTCGCAATCTTGGAAGGGTCATGCCACCAGCCGCTATTCATGTCGTCCTCAACCCCTTGCTCAAGACCGCCAGCAAGCGCCTGCCCTGCGAAGTAGTCACGAAGGGTCATGCCCATTGTGAAATCAATGCCAGGAAACCCGTTATCAGAAACTGATTCGTGCCACTGTGGGGTGTTTAAAGGAAATGCCGGTTGATCTTTCATGTCGGCCCCCATCAGAACGGGATGTCATCGTCGTTGTCAGACACAAACGCATTGCCCTTGGCCTGGCTGTGCTGGTCAATCGGCCGCATGGTCGGTGCCGCCGGGTTGCCCATCTTCGGCCCGCCAATCTTGATTGCGAACCACCACTCACCGGCTTTGGTCTTGCCGGGCTTGATATCAATCCAGTGCAGCGAACCGTCAGGCAACATGACTTCCCCTTTGTATGGCGGGTGCCAGTCCTCGGTCTGGTTCTTGTTTTTGAAAGCGGTGCCCTGGCCGGGCTTGAGTTCATAGGCCATTGAAAAGCTCCTTTTGGTTAGTGTAATTTAGTTGGAAAAAAAAGGCAGAAGTTGTGCCGCGAGAAAGCTGGGAAAAATTGAGGAGAGTCCCCCAGCGCCATGC